ACCTCCTCTAGGGGGTGTTTTGCTGTATAATGTAATTAGTTCTTTTATAGTGATAATATTAAACTCGTATTGATTTGAGTTTAATATAGAGATAGATATTGAATTGTGGTGTGATGAGTAGCTCAGTGACAGAGCAGCTTCACTTAGTGGGGAAGGTCAATGGTTCAATTCCATTCAGTGTCACATCACTACTCAGTATCTATCCAAGACCCTACTTCTACTCTCTATCTAAGAGATCGTGGGTGGCGAAATCCACCAATGCTTATAGATAGAGTGTCCACTATTACTCTCGACCTTCGGGTGGAGAGTAGAGGTCGGGTCGCAATACAGCAATGCAACGATAACATCTGTGGGTGTTATGTTGGGTACTCATATTTTATATATAATTAATTTACTTTAGTTAATAGGAAAAACGACAATCTTCCTTGAGATCGTGATATCTTACCAATCGAGTACCCTACATAGCATCTACAAGTCGGCAGTTATGAGTTTCTTGTTGGGTGGTGACGGAATGTCGTCTAAGTAAGTAGGACATCACTGAAAAGTGAGATGTGGGTTGCAACTCCCACCATACGTCAATCTAGTAAAGATTTTGCAAATCCTTGCCCATCCAATAAGGAATTCATTAGTTATCGAGAGAAGAGAGGTGAGTTTAATGGTGTGAGTACTGGTTCGTGGAGAGGAGGGTAGCACCCTAATACCTCTGACACGATAATTGTACAAACTCATACCATCAAGCTCATCTCTGGCACAACACTCCTTAAACTGTCCATCTTAGATGGAATAAGTTATTAATTGTTAATTTGACGACAATTAAATTTACAAGGCAATACTCTCTAAGGTAGAGAGTTTAGGGAATGTTGGGAGTGACCCCGAGGTGTTGCGTGATGGGCACATACCCCCGCTAATGTTTTTAGTTGCCAAACAAAATCTATTAGCTCAATACAGGGTATGTCCCGACCACGCAATGTCTCAAAACGCTTATAAAACATATAGCAATAATAGTAGTTGGGTTCATAATATTAATGAATCCATCAACTGCATACTTTCAAGGTCATTATTCTAAAATAGATACCATGAAACCAGCAGTTACATATATAGTGATAGAAAAACCAATAGAGAAATCAAACTTATTAAAAACATGGATAGACACACTAGTTCAGGCAGAATCACAAGGAGACCCAGATGTTGTACTGGAAACAGACTGGAATGGTCAATCATCAAACGGATGCTTACAGTTTCAAATGGAAACATGGCTCACACAAGGAAAACTATACGGCTTCAATACCACAACTGAAAACATATTTGATTGTTCTCTACAAAAGGAGCTTACATTCGCTATGATCTCAGATAGAAGAAGTAATTGGATGCACTGGCGTTGTAGCGTAGTAGGAACGAACCTAGAAGAAGAATTAGGTTTAGATACCTTCTGCAAAGAGAACTTTGCTAAACGTTGGAACATTACTAATAAACCTGGCATTGGGTTGCCACCTAAATCATGACCATTAAAGAATTCATAGACAAAACAATAGAGGGAGAGTGGTTAAAAACTAAGTGGAATTTAGAGGTTATAGAATATAAGTTAATACAAAATAACACATTTAGAATTAAAACTACTGACAACGATAATCCTGAAGCACCTGCAATAGAGAATACTTACGATCTAGAGTTTATGTTCCTAGATCCAAAAGCATGGGAAGCTGTAGGTAAGGTAGAGGGTTGGATAGATTTAATGCCATCAAGACACGAGTTCAATGATGATATTGCTGAATGGAAACACAAAATGTATAGCATGATATACGCATTAATAGGTGGGCTGTCAATCAAAGAATACATAAAGAATTTGTAACGTCTTTTCGCTGTTAAAGGGGGCTATCATTGGTAGTCCCTTTCTTGTATATTGAACATATGAAACCAGTATCTAAAATAGTATTCTCAGGTATACAGTTTAAATCTATGAAAACCTTAAAGGCATTCTGTAAAAGCCTCTCCCATATCGAAGAGCTAGTAACTATAGGTTCTGCACAAATAGAACTAAAGAATATCTTTGTTTGTGGTTGGATTGATATAGAAGACCTTTCAGACTATGAAATGGAAGGATGTGTGAAGAAAATCCTTAGAGATATGAAAATCGACAATCTTCCAATTAAGTAGGAAATGGTATATACTTAGGGTATATGAATAAAGGTAAGAAATCTGTTAAATGTTCAAAGTGTAAAAATTATTTCAATAGAGATGAAGTAATTATTTATGTTTATAAAATATCGAAAGACGGTAGGAAGGTTGATTATTATAATTGTAATAGTTGTAATACCGAAAGATGTAAGAATTATAGAAAAACTGAGGGTGGTAAGCAGGTTTACAGAGAAATAATGCGTCGACAATATTTAAAGAATCCACAAAAAATAATTGCACGATCTAAGTTGCATTACCACCTGAGGGTAGGAAACATTATACGTCCATCTGAATGTTCTAAATGTGAGAAGGAATGTATACCAGACGGTCACCACGAAGATCACTCAAAAGCATTGGAGGTTATATGGCTATGCAGACAATGCCATGCAAGGCATCACAAAAAGTAGTATAATAAACCCAAGGCCAACCACAGTTCATAAAAACAACATGTTATGAAAAACATAGCAGTTAAACTACAAGTTGTATTTCTATTTAGCGTGGCTCTCTGGTTATTTTGGGAGCTAACATGGAAGGTATTCATATGATAAATAGAATTACGACACTTGCTCGTCAACTAAACTTAAAGCTGAAGACTAAAGAAGAGTTGGAAGCTGAGAAAAATCAGTTAAAGCTAAACTTTGTTAGGAGTGTTTAATTAATCATAGTGTGCTAACAGTCTCTTGGGTGGAGAGGCTGTTTTTTTGTGGATAAACTATTAGTAGATGTTGTTTGGGGGTGTTAGAATGTGGGTATGAAATCAAGTTATAAACCACAAAATAGAAAAAGATATAGAGAGTTATTTGAACATCGTTACCATATGACACGTAGTGAATGGATTGAAAAGAAGAAGGAACTACGTGAAAGTGGTGAAGGTTTTAAGATCAATGAATTACGGCAAAAGGTACGAGTGTAAAAAACGTCTTATGAAATATAAACAGGAATGGGTTGTTAGTGAACATGATGATGGTCTTATTGTTATTATTCCATTTCCCGATATGATGCCCCATGTAGACAAGTCTCTTGAGTGTTCTTGTAATCCTGAACTACTGGAAGACAACATAATTTCACATAACTCATTTAGAACAAAGAAGATGGCAGAAGATAATATAAATGGTACAATCAAATAATATTACCAATCTAACCTTATTTAAATATGGAAAAAAACGAAGACACACAAAACGAGGGATTAGAAGATTGTAAAGATTCTATGTGGGGACTTATTTGCAACGTAGATGGCGGAAACTTTACTAACCAAAGTGAAGAGTGGATGCAAGCATTTGAGAGTATTAAAAAACAGTATATAAACAAAGTTACAGATGAGTCTACTGAGGAAGAATCTGAGTAACAACAAAAGAAGCCCCGCAAGGCTTCTTTTAAGTATTTGTTCCTCTTCAGGGTCTAGCAGCATTAAGCTACGAATAGAGTAATTTGAAAACAACCTTACGTTGTCGTCAAGAGTAACGCTATCATTTAAATACATAATGTCAACATGAAACGCACACCTTTAAAGAAAAAGAGTAAATCTAAGGTATCTACCATCCAAAGGAAGCTCTGGGTGTATTGTAAGCTCCTTACACGAGAGAAACATGGCAATGTCTGCTATACATGCGGAATGACAGGTTTGGTTGGTAAAAATTGGCACACGGGACATATGTGGGCTAAGGCATCATTAGGTGCTTCTCTGAAATACGATTTACGTGTACTTAGACCCCAGTGCTACAAATGTAATATGAACTATGGTGGAATGGGTGCAGAGTTTTATAAAAGAATGTTGAGGGATGAAGGAGAAGAGTACATGGCTAAGTTGGAGAAAGACCGCCAAATAATAACTAAAGCATACGATCACTACGTAATAGTGTTAGAGGAATATAAACAGCTTGTGGATAAACTAGAGAAATCCTAACCCCATAATGTTAATATAAATAAGTGAATGTTTATATTGTGAATACAAAGAGTGCAAGTAGCGGATATATAATTATCATAGCTAAAGATAAAGATGATGCCTCAGATAAAGCTGTTAAACTTCTTGCACGGGCTTGTGCAGTTGTAGGAGAAGAGGTTTATATACCATTAGATCACGATATTATCAGATTTAGAGGCATAGACTGCCGAGACTTAACTTTAAAAGATTTAGATTTATGAGTAATTTTATAGAAGACAAAGTAAAAGAGTTTGAAGAGAAACACATTGAGTGGGTCAATTCAAAGATAGAGTTTCTTGAATCAATGCCAGATGTAGATTCTGCTATAAAATTTGAAGAAGAACAGCTACATATCAAAAACTTCCTACGCCAAGCCATGAAAGATGTGGCTAAGAAAGAAAGAAAGGAGATGATTGGGATAGTAGAAGATGTAAAACACCCACTAATTGATGCAGATAAATATATTAATGTTGTTAAGAACGGAAACTCTGATGATATGTTCGACTTCGGTATTAAATGTTGTAAAGAAGAGATTATAAACCTAATAAACAATGAATCATGAAACTAACAGACCAAACTACAAATCTAAAACTAAGCAAGAGACTCGAAGAGCTGGGTGTTAAGCAGGAGAGTTTATTTTATTGGGAAGAACACCATAATGGAGTTAATGAATTAGTGCCATTTTTAACATATGGTAAAAAAGATAAACCTATGTATTCAGCATTTTCATGTAGCGAGCTGGGAGAGATGTTGCCAAGAAGAGATGATTGTATATCAACAAAAGAAGTAAGCGGTGAATGGAGATGTGGTAATAAAATCGCAGAAACAGAAGCCAACGCTAGAGCTGAATGTTTGATCTATTTATTAGAACAAGGATTAATAAACAAAGACCATGACTAACCTAAAGATAAAACATTGTGATGAATGTAATGGAGTAGGTGGTTTCCCTGTTCAATTACGTCAGGGTGGATCAGTGCATTATAATTACTGTTCAAAATGTGATAATACTGGTCATGTTATCGAAGAAACTAACCCCCCAACAGAACATGAGTAAACCTAGTATAAGAATCAAAGAAATAGCTAACAAACGTGCAGATGCTTTTGAAGCAGAGAATCCAGCATCTAATTCAGCAGAAAGGTATCAAGATGGTACTGCATGGGTTAGTCCTGATGACATCCTCCAATACTTAGATGAGACTCACGCTGAGGAACAGATCATAGGTGGCTCTAGTGTAGATTTCAATGGAGATGAATATGTAAATATCCAATATAAACATAAAACAAATACAGTCCTAAAGAAAAACAAAGATGGTACATACGATGTAATCTCATGAATGAACACCTGGAACAACAAGAATACAACATAAAGCCTATCTCTGATACGCTGTCAGAACGCACACAACGTCCCCTAACGAATGAAAGTGGGTTCAGAGGTAACAATGCCCGTAGTTATGCAGTGAGCCTATTTGTGGAACGTATAAACGATGAAAGAAAAGGCACTAAATACAAACCAATGACATCCAAAGGGGTGGCCATGAAGTTAAGTCATGTGAAGACTGGAGAATTGCATGGGTTTTATAAGCAGTGCGAATCATACGATGGTTCGTTTAGTAAATGCTTCTTCGGGAGTTTGAAGGTATGAGTCACGGAACATATAGAAAAGAAGATGATGATACTGTAGATTATTGTGGACAATGTGATGAGGCATTGGATACTGATAGTTTAGAGTGTGGTTGTACTCCAACCAAGCAGAAGTTTATTGAAAAGTTTGGCTCTATTGAAAACATAGAGGAGATATGGGAATACTTTGAATATGGTATGAAGGAATCAGCAATGCTTCAAAGAGATAGAACACATAACATTATTGGAAAGTGGTTTTTGGGTAAAACACAGAATGGAGGGTCTTTCGGTGATTATTATCCACTCAAAGGGGACTATGAAATATTAAGTACTTTGTTGCAATATGGACTAGATCATGCAAATAAGAGGATGGAAAGTCGTATTAAAATGTATGGTGAATGGTCTGATTAATAATTAACACTTCTTCGGAAGATTAGGGTATGAAGATAATTAAAAAGATTAAAAATTGGTTCTGGTGGCGGTATATTGCTACTGAAGAGGAGAAATTAATAGCAGACAAATTTATATGTGGATTTTCTATAGGCAAGATGTCTAATGGAAAACTAAAAAGAATTAATCCTAGAAATTTCATAGTTGACCCACTTACTTTTAAAGATAACCCTCCTATAGGAGAATAGATATATGAAAAAGGTCTTCTGTGAAATGTGTGGTAAGGAGTTTTTTAAAAATAGTCCTGCTCATAGGTTTTGTGGTTCAGATACCCAAAAAACAGGATGCTCATATGATCGTTACTTGGGGTTAGTAAAGAAGTTTCAAAAAGAAAACCCTAAAAAAGTAGAAACATATACTAAAAAATATAGGGAAAGCGAAAAGTGAAAAGAGACAAGGAAGGAATGGACTAGAAAGCACAATGAATCCTTAGTTTCAGAAGCATATGAAAAAGGTTACAAAAAGGGGTTCAAAGATGCACTTGTAAGTAAAACTTGCACAAGAAGAAGAATAGGTTTATAATAGTAGAGTTCAGAGTACACATTACGTGGAAAATGCCCTGTTGGAGACTAATTATTGGGTCTCGTAATGTCCCAGCTTTGAACACCTCGAACTGGGCATTTTCTATTAACAACTAATCTATAAGAGGATCAGGCAACACTCTTTAAAAGGTCTGAATAAATTATGAGAGGATTTTCAATAACATTAGTATTCGGTAGGTGGGTAAAGCCACATATAAAATTAAGTAGCGAGCATTTCCGCTTCTGCTTTGGTTTTGGTGCGTTCTCTATTTACTTTAAAACTGATATTGAAGGTTGGATTAACTATTTACATTCTAAATCCCCTCATTAACCACCCTATAAGGTATAGATGCCCTGTAGGGACACACACAACAGTATATAAGCTTTAGGCTTCATCAAGGGGGGTAGGGTCATGCAGATGTAAAAGCAGCATGACGACACGAAAGGCTGGCTCCATACGAAATGTATGAAAGTGTCCACAAAATTCAGCCAAACCTAAGTTTTTCTTTCTTTTAGAGAGACTGGGGGTTTGGGGGACTCGTGGCTTCACCAACGAAATGTCAAAGAAACGTAAACAAAGAAACAGAAAGAACATAAGAAGTTACAAGACATACATAGATAGTTCCTTATGGACTAATAGAAAGAATAGATACTGGAAGAAACATAGAAAGATATGCAGAGCATGTAAATGTACTAAATACATACAGCTACATCATGTGATCTATAATAAGAAGCAATTTGGTAAAGAACCAGATACAGACTTCCAAGTTTTATGTAGAGAATGCCATTACCTATTCCATGACATATTTGGGTCTTCTAAAGATATGAGAAGTGACACCTTGTTTTTTATTAAAGAAAGAAAGTCTTTCATGGAAGGACGTTATGAATTCTGTTCATTTATAGAACCTATTAGAAGGGAGGAAAAGGTAAAAGAGAAGAAAATCAAAAAGAAGGCAAAGGTTAGAATAAAAAGTCGGGAGAAGAGAATAAAGAAAGTATTTAACCAAGAAAGCTACTGGAGTTCTAGGAGTAGGAAGTATGAAGTCAAACAAAAGAAAGAACGCATACACAGTTTAAGGAGAATGGTTAGGAACGGTTCAATCACAGAGAAAGAGTTTAAAGAGAAGATGAACTTATACACACCCACCCCTTGATTATAAAATACCATCCATTATAATTAACAGTGTGAAGGATGGATACAACGTCTTTCTGGTCATCACTGGAAAACACGAGAGTAGAAGTCTAGTAGCATGCAGGAGGTCTCTTGCATTCTCTATCTTAGGATAGGGGAAAGAAAAAAGCCTCTTCATCTCTATGGGATGGAGGGTACAGGAATTCTCAATTATTAGCTTTATCACTTTTGTGCTGTATATCCTGATAAAGTGTATACAGCATCAAGGTATAATTATTATGAAACAAGAAAAAATCAAGTTTGGAATATTTCGGGTAATAGTAATGTATATTTTCTTACCCTTCTACATCCTTTATTGGGGGGCGATTATGATTGCTTACATCACATCAATAGTTAATGAAAAAGCGGATGAGCTTAGAGTAGATGAATCATGAGTAATTTCAAAGTAACAATTAAAAACGAAGATACAGGGACTACAACCAAGTTCTTTACAGATCAAGAAATTACAAAAACAGTAGATACTGGAAGGGTTTTTGTCTCAGACCCTAAACCAAAATCCATATATGACCTTACTGAAGGAGATAGATATTGGTTTATTGGTAGTGATGATTATATCGAAAAACTTGTTATTACAGGTCAAGACCATGTTGACTATCGTTCTCATTTAGAATATGGCAACGCATTCCTAACAAAAGAAGAAGCAGAAAAAGAACTAGAACGTAGAAAGGCTATAGCTAGGATAAAGAAGTGGAAGTGGGAGAATGGAATGACAGAAGAAGAGAGTGGACATAACGATAAATACAGGACAACTATCATAGATGACATGGGAATACTTGTAAAATTTCTTAGTGAAATAGGACAACAACATTATTCTCCCATTGGTTATTTTGAAGCTGGGAATGATGCACAAAAATGCGTTAAAGAATGTAATGACGATCTTCGTATCGTGTTTGGAATATGAAACACGTAGTAGGATTAGAGATCACAAATACAAAAATCCCCGTAGTAGAGATAATAAAAGAAGAAACATACCTAAAGTCAGGTCTAGCATTTCTGTCACTTGTAGGTATATTATATTTATTAGCAGGATTAATTTTATTTTAATATATGGATAAATTAGGAATAGTATTATTAACAGTTGGAGCTGTACTAACATTCTTTGTAATATTTGGTTATGCAAAGAACCTTGTTAGATTAATTCAACTGGACTTCAATGCTCCCTACAAGGCTGAGATAATCAGAGGAGGAGGTGTATTGTTTCCGCCACTAGGAGTAATAGCTGGATATACTAATATCCAAGACCAATTATTAGAAGATAACAAAGAATAATTATGTTTAAAATAAAAACAGACACAAAAATCAAAAACTATGAGACAGGAGAGAACTACATAGAATATAAAGATACAGAACGTGAAACAGATTCAACTTATGGCATTGTAATTGCTCGATTCCTTAGTAGGGCAGATGCACAGAAACATGACTCTATTTTATGTATGGAACTAGCAGAGAAAGTAACTAAAGGTAAAGATGTTGAAATAAACTCACAAGAAGAACTACTAATACGTGCCGTTCTAAAGGAAGCAGGATTATCAGCAGAGATTGTTGGCCCTATATTCATCCATATGGACACTCAGAAATTAAAGAAAGAACCTGTGGATAAAGAGGTTGAAGACAAGAAAGGAAAGTAGTATAATTCTAGTATATTAATAGACTTAGCACTGAAGGGGGGATACTGTTACGCTAAGTCGCAGTGCCCCCCTTTGGTAAAAATACTATGAACAGAATGAACGGAGAAGTTATAGATGCAAATATGAATAGAGTGATACATGGTCGTACAGAGTCATTTGATAAAGACGCTGGTATTGCTGAACGAGATTACCTAGTCGAATCTCAACTACTAAATAGAGTAGATAAATCATGAATGCTGCGGAAATGATGACATATATAATCTGGGGAGATACAGAAGGATGGGTTGACCCTCAAGAGAGAAGAATGAGTGAAGAAAGCCACCAAATTACTAGCATAGTACGTGATAAACACGGTAATCCCATTAAATAAATATGAATTACGATGAAGGACAAGTATGGCTAGCTTTCTTTTTAGGAATAGTATTAATGTTTGCAATATCATCAATAGTAGCAGCATTTATTGGAGACAGTCGTGGAAGAGCCATCCTAAAATACGGAGACTGTGAACTATTACAAGACATGGAACAATCGAAAGTTCCTTTAAGATGTTTTAAATAATATGAAAACAGAACTAAAAGCAAAAGATAACCCTATGCCACAGAGAGAGATAATTGAAGACGGAACATATCCTGCTCGTATCTACAGCATTATCCATCTTGGACATGTAGAGGGGTATCAGGGAGCAATACAGGATAAAATCCGTATTACCTACGAACTACCAACAGAACTAAAAGTATTCAAAGAAGAGAAAGGAGAACAACCACGTGTAATATCAACTGGATACACACTGTCTTTCAATGAAAGAGCAAATCTAAGAAAAGTAGCAGATGCCTGTGAACTAGAACCTACAAAGGATGATGAAGATGGTTTTGATTTCATCAACGTATGGGATTTGATAGGAAGCCCATGTTTAATAACTGTTGGACATAAGAAGTCTGAAAAATCGGGAAACAACTACAACATCATAGAAAACATAACAAAGTTAATGAAAGACCAAAAAGTACCAGATCAGATTAACCCCAGCTACACATTTGATGTAGATAACTTTGAAACTGATAAGTTTAATGAAATGCCAGAATTCCTACAGGAAGACATAAAAGAATCAGAAGAATACAAAAGAATGCAGAGTATGGTCGTAGACCCTGAAACTGGAGAAGAAGTCGCCTTCTAATATCCCCTGTAACGTCACAGGAGACGATTTAAGGGCAGTAAAAGCAATTAAAGACACTAACTACTATGATAAGAAAAAAAGACCTACAAGAGAGGATAGAGAGGTTGAAGGAAAATGAGGGACGGATTTTCAAATATTTAAACGAACTAGAAAAAAAGTTAGACCTAATCTACAAACACCTAAACCTAGAAGAAAAGAAAATCCCAGAAGAACCCGCTAAGACAGTATTGGTGGAGAAGAAAGATTTAACTTACTTAGGAAAGCCCACGCCAAATGACAGAATGGATTTAATAGATATGAATGAGAGTTTTACTAAGAAACCCAAAAGGAAGCTGATGACAGAAGCCGCTAAAAAACGAACCAAGAAGATATACAACAAGAAGTATCAGGCAGAACACAAAGAAGAAGCTAAAGAATATCATAAGAAGAGTAAAGCCAAAAAAGCTAGAAGAAAGTATTACTTGGAGCATAGAAAACAAGAACAAGAAAAGGGTCGTAAATATTATTGGGATAAGAAGAAGAGATAAATATGTTAATTAAAGATTCAAGGGGAAAGATAAAGGTAGGAGACAAGGTTCATGCTGTAGATGTATTTGATGATTATCAGGGTATTATTACAAAAATTAATGAAACTGGAGACTTTACTGTTAAGGTAGGAAGAGAACTCAGATATTTCTATATTTCTATTGAAGGTACAGTAAAAATTATAAAATCTAACAACGGCAAAGCCGTATCAATTATGAACGATCTAATACAAAAATTTACATTAATGTTTAAAGGAGAACCAGCACAGGCATTCCAAAAAGCCGGAATAACTGAAAACAACGACATATTAACAGATGATGGAGCTAAAATATTCCTATCATGGTTACTAAAGAGGGAAGGAAAGACATTTAAGGAAGAAGTTGTAGACGGTTTATTAAAAGAGGATAAATAGAAAATTATTATGGTTAAATACTACAGAGTAAAAAAAGACAACTTCATGTGGGAGGAGGGGGCAATATTGAGTGATAAGTTAGAAGGTGAAGGTGATGGGTATAAATCAATAGAAGATATTTGGAACCATGTTGAGTTAAAAAGTGAATACATTTCGAGGCATATTGTAGAAAATGTAAATAACTATGATTTCTTTGAACGAGTTTATTCAGTAGAAGGATTCAGAGGTATGGTTTATAAGACAAAAGAGGAAATGAAAAAGATGCTCGAAGGAGGATTTGCAGGAAAGTAATATGATTACAGACTATAAAAAAGAATACCTAAAACTCTATACAAAACTAGAGAACCTAATTAATGACCATTCTGAAGTATTAGCTAAACATCATGCAGAGGAAGAAGGCGGAATGATACTTGATGATGACCTTTCAGAAGCCTTTGATGCTTGGATTGTAGAAACAGATATTGTGGAACTTATTAAGATAATTATTCGTAATAAACTATAAACAATATGATTATAAAAAAATATAAATCAGAAGATGGATTTCACATATTTGAAGAGGGCATATATAAGGGTTGGTTTAAAGATGGTAAATTTGCTTATTTTAGTAGTTTCATTAAAGAAAATACAATATGGTCTGAAAAGTTTCATCTTATACTTATAAATGATTGTGGTTTTGAATTTGAAGAAAGTAATATTGAACCTGCTGGTAGTGATATTATTGGTAAAAAGGTAAAACTAGAAGATGATAAATATAATGTAGTTGAAGATAAAAAAGTTAGAGAGTTTAAGTATGATGTTTCTGAACGTACGGGTTTCAGAGGTGTTGATGATGATACTAAATTACTTTACGATATTAGAAGTTTATTAGTAGAGTTAATAGATAAATAATATATGAGAGAACTACGCTTTCGAGCATGGGACAAAGAAGAGAAAGAGATGTATAACCTAAAAGATATGTTTGGGGAAAGTAAATTTTCACATCTTCTATACGTTAATGAAAATACTGTGACAGGAAAAGGTGATGTTGTGTTCATGCAATACACAGGCAAAAAGGATAAGGACAAAACACCCATTGTTGAAGGCGACATATTAGAAGCACCTAATACAAAAAATCCATGTCAGTGGGTTGTTGTATGGGTTGAAGATGAAGCTAGATTTGGATTAGATCGTTATGTAAAAGGGAAGAAAGACGATGAAACTTATGGTATTAATACACCCTTTGAATTAAAAGTCATAGGAGATATATATCAGAACCCAGAATTATTAGAAGCTAAAGAGAAATAAATATGAGCAGAGAACCTAGATACAGAGTATGGGACAAATTAAGAAAGAAGATGATCGAAATGAACGAAAAAGGCTTTCCTGATATTAGAAATCAAAAGCAACGACTTACACTCTTCGACTGGTTGCAATACATAGACAAAAAGGATAAGAACGATGTTCAGATTTGTGAGGGAGATATTGTAAAGTGGAATGATGGTGACTACGATTCACCTTCTAATCCCAGAATCGCTATAGTTGAGTTTTCACCAGAGTTATCGTTTTATGCAGTTAATGTACCTGTTAATCCTTTAAGAGACGAATTGGGTCACAAGTTTGGGTTCAGTAATTTCATATATAAGGATACTGAAAATCATCTTGAAATCATGGGAAACATCAAAGAAAACAGCGAACTATTAGAAATATATGAGTAAACAAATAATACAATTCAGTGGTACAAAGATGCCCTTGAGAAAATCGGTCAAAGCTATCTAGATAAGTTGAATTAGCTCCTCCTGTAGAGGAATATGTGTAGATTATGAAGAATGATGATAAATACAGAATAAAAAAACAAGTAAACGCAAAGTCTTTAACCTACGTGTACATTGTTCAGCTTAAGAGAAATTATAATGGTTGGGATGATGTTTATACCTACACGAACGAAGTTGATACTAAAGAGTACCTTAAACTAAAGAAAGGCGAAGAGATTATAGAAGTAGATTAACAACCCCTAACCCCCTATAGCTTATGAAGAAGGTTATACTAATAAACGATATGAAGATGAAATCAGACTCCTTTGAGGCTTGGTTTGATGATACCGTTGCCTATGGTGAAACTGAAGTTGAGGCGTATAAAAATATACTAAAAGAGACAGGGTTAGAAGAATGTGAATTTGAACGGGGTTATGATGTGGAAGACCTAAAGGAGAAAATCAAAGAAAATAATTCATGTGATGATAGTTATGTCCATTACCTGTCTATAGATTTTATTAAAAACTAATCCGCACACAGTGCGAGTAAGAGTATGAGTAACAATAACAACAATATGAACAATCCTTTAGTTATTACTATTAGGAACGGTATTATTGAAAGCATAAAACCAAAGATATGAGTAACTTAATCGACAAAGCAATGGATAAAATTGAAAGAATTGACATTTCTCCTGAAGCTGATGGATGTACTGTCTGTTTAGCAGAATATCTTAGTCATATGTGGGGTGATGTTGAAGACCAACTGCGTCCCATCTTAGAAGAAATGAATGAAAACCATGAGTAAAACCTTAATCGACAAGAAAATAGAAGAGATGACCTTAGATAATGATTATGACTTTGATGTTAATGAGCACGGAGAATACTTTTACCATGAAGACGCTGTCCGCAAAGCTATGGAAGAGATAGCTGGGGCTATGTTTGAAGTTTTCCCTATGGTAAGCCCTGCAGTTTCAAGTGATGCAGAAGTAGATGTCGTTGGAGACACAATGATCAGGATGTTTAGTCTGTTGAAAGAACGCTATAAATCCATTACAGGCAAAGACTACAAAGAAATAGTAAATTAACAGTAAACGTGGTAAAATATACATATGAAAATAGAACTAAATGAAATGGACATAAAGGCATTGAAAGAAATATTAGAAATCTCCCTTAAAGCAGCAGGAGGACAAATGATACACAACTACAACTATTTTAATGAAAAGCTAGACAAAGCATTAGAGACAGTAAAAGATAAAGCTCCATCAAAAGCGGTAAAGGATAAGGAAGACAAAAAACCTAAAGGATAATATGATATACTTTAATCATTATTAGTAACCTATAATAAAATATGGCTACAAAAAAACCCGTAAAGACAAAGAAAGCTACATCACAACTAATCCACATGAAGGATGGAAGAGTACGACACGTTATTAACAACGTAGTACAAAGAACTTTCAGAAACATGGATGAAGCTAAAGCAACCCTACCTAATCACGAAGAGATGGAGACAGTGATTAAATAATTCCCAAAAGCATTTAGATATGTCATAATGACAACATGACAGGAAGACCTACTAAATACAATGAAGAGATGCAAACTAAAGCAGATGCTTATGTTGAATCAGAATATTTAAAAGAGAATGACTTGTTCCCAATGGCAGCAGGTATGGCTTTATATTTAAAAGTAAATAAGACAACACTCTATGAATGGGCTTCTCAACATGACCAGTTTTCCAACACGTTAGGGGAAATGAATGCTAAACAGGAGAAAAGTCTATTGTTTAAAGGGCTTTCAGGAGATTACAATTCAACCATTTCTAAACTAGCTCTACACAATCATGGCTACAAAGAGAAGTCAGACATCACAAGTAATGATGAGAGACTACCAACTGGTGTTGTAGTAATTCCCCAGAAAAATGAAGATAAAATGGAAACCACAACCGAAACAAGAGATAGTTCTTCGTAGAATAGAAGATGAGATTCTCTATGGAGGAGCAAGAGGTGGAGGAAAGACTGACGCTGGAATGGCATGGTTGATGTATGATTTAGATAAACCAAAGTATAGAGCATTAGTAATTCGTCAACATGCTGTTGATCTTTCTGACTGGATAGATAGAGCAAAAGATTTTTATAGTGGAGCTGGTGGTAGGTTTACTGGAGACAAGTTTACATTTCCTTCAGGAGCTATCATTAAAACAGGACACTTAGCTGACAAAGATGCTTACCAAAAGTACCAAGGTCATGAATACCAGAAGATATTGATAGAAGAACTCACTCACATCTCACGAGAGAGTAACTATGAGAAACTTTTAGCTTCTTGTCGTTCAACAGTTATGGGGATCAAGTCTCAAATATTTTGTACAACAAACCCAGATGGTGCTGGCTATGAATGGGTTAAAGAGAGATGGAGTATTCCTGATATACCAGATATGGATAAAATATATAAAACTGTTAATGAAGATGGTGATTTAACAAGAGTGTTTGTTCCATCAACAATGGATGATAATCAGGTTTTAATGGAATCCGATCCTAAGTATGTTAAAAAAATTGAAGCCATTAAAGATGAGGAACTTCGTAGAGCTTGGAGGGATGGAAGTTGGGAAGGTTTTGGTGTTGAAGGTTCGTACTACAGAACACAGATAAGGGATGCTAAAGATAGAATTGTTGAAGGTCTCTACGATCCAATGCTTGAAGTCTATACTTGGTGTGATCTAGGAATAGCTGACAGCTTTGCCATAGGTTACTTCCAGAAAGCACACAACCAATGGAGAGTGATAGATTACGATGAGTTCGAGGGAGAATCCCTTAAAGAAGCTATCAATCGAATGAAAGACAAAGACTACGTCTATGCTGAACATCACGCCCCCCATGATATTGAAGTAAGAGAACTAGGAACAGGTGTTACTCGTAAAGAAACTGCTCAAGGATTTGGAGTAGACTACAACACAGTTCCCAAGTTACCTATTCAAGATGGGATAGATGCTTTGCGTATTAGATTCCCTACTTTATGGTTTGATAAGAAGAAATGTTCCCTATTGCTTAGCAGGCTGAGACGTTATACAAAGGAGTTTGATGAGAAGAGAGGAGTGTATAAGAACAAACCAGTGCATGATATTAACTCTCATGGTGCAGATATGATGAGGTATTGGGCTGTAACCAAAGTATATCAAGAAGACTTCGCTCAAGAGGACAGAATCATGAGAAATAGGAGAAATTCTACATCCATGATATAATTTTAGTACATAACTTGTGTTGTTTGTTGTGGCGGCAACGATTAACACGATGTCAGATATACGCACAACAGTAAGGCAAGAGATAAACGACTTTATATTTAATTATATAAGGGTCGTTCAAGGTTATACCTTCAATCAGTACGATAACGTGAAGAGAATCCACCTGTACATGAATTCACGTTTTATGTCTGCTGGCAATCACGAGTCCTTTAGAAGCGTCCTACGACAAGATGATGACACAGACGATAGAATATTTTTTAATATAGTTGCACCAAGAGTAGATGCTATTACTCGCTTTTTAGATATTGACGTAAAGGACATCAGATTAGATGAAATAGACCCATCATCAGAGATAGCAATAGAGCTACTGAACAAAGACTTCCTACGCTATGCAGAGAAAGTAAACCTTTCTAAAGACTTAAACGATATGGCACGTTCCCTAGTAACCTATGGAAGTTTGGTACTTAAAATTGACCCCAAAGGAAAGCCAGAGATCGTAGACCTAAAGAACTTCTTTATAGATCCAACAGTAGAATCTGTGAAAGTTAGTAGATTTACAACAATCAAACACATCATGTCTCCTAAGGAGATGAGAGATAAGGTTAAGGATGGATGGGATGCTAAAGAAGTAGAGAGGATGATTGAAAGAGCTGGAAAGAAATCAACAGCAGAACGTCCTTATGAAGATGATGGCTCAATTAATCAAATCCTATCAAGTCCTCAAGTTGAAGTGTATGAACGATATGGATTCCTACCCAAGAAGATGATTGAAGGAGGAAAGAGTGAAGAAGAAGTAATGACTTTAACTATCACAGCTAACCCAACAGACACCACAACTATCATTTCATCTTCAGGTTTATCAACTACAGAGGAGAATGGAGCTGTTCTATTCAAATCATTTTGGAACGATGATGTACCTATCATAGATACCCACTACATCAAGACTGAAGGACGTTGGCAGGGATTAGGAGTTGTAGAGCTACTGTACGCCACTCAAACACGACAGAATGAATTAGCTAACCAAAAGCGTATATCAATGGAAATATCAGCTCTACACCTATTCCAGTCAGCAGACAAGACAATCCTGAACAACATACTCACTGATTTAAGGAACGGAGATGTCCTACGAACTAAAGTCCAAGGTTCTATCGCCCCTATTGTTAATGAAGAGAGAAACCTACCAGCATTCAACACTGAACAAGAAGTCTATGATGGACAGGCAGATAAGCTAACTTCAGCTAACGACATCCTATTGGGAGGAGATGTACCTAGCTCAACACCAGCTACTAACGTAGTAGTTCAGAACAACAACCAAGTATTAATTCATCTACAGAAGAGAGAGAACTTTGCTAACTTCATTTCAACCATATTCATAAAACCTTTTGTAGTCCCAGAACTTATCAAAGACTCAAACGATGAACACTTCCTACGCATGGTTTCAGAACCAGAAGACATACTGAAGATAGAAGAGAAGATGGTCGCCCTAAATTTCGTTAAAGAAGTAAAGAGACGTGCTATTGAAGAAGGAAAGGTACTAGACATCCTAGAAGGTGAAGACTTGTTGAGTGAATTAGCATTAGAGTTGAAGAAGAGTGGGCCTAACAGATACACCAAAGTCCTAAAGGAATATTACAGAGAAAGACTAGGAGACATAATTGTACACATTGATAATGAGAAGAAAGACATCGCCAAGATAGCTAACAACACACTTCAATTCTTCCAGCTAATACAGAACCCAGAAGCTCTTAGTGACCCTGTAAACAGACTACTTGTAACTAACTACGGAAAGGAGATAGGGATTGATGTAGCAAAGCTAGAGATGGCATTTGCAAGACGAGAAGTTAAAGCTGCGGAGCAGCCTCAAGAGGGAGGTCGATTGCCCCAGATAGAACCACAAGAAGACGAGACAGAGAAACAGTTAGCAAAGGTAGGATAATATGGATCAGAACCTAATAGACAAATTCATAATGGATGAACAATGGCCAATGATGGAGAAGTTCATTATGGAACACTTTGAACATGAGACAGACGTATCGTCAATAGATACTGAACTCCCATCAGGAGTAGTACATGCAGAGCTGATAGCACGGAAACGAATCGCATTAGATATCCAATCACTATTAAACGCCTTTGAGGCAGCAAGAGTGAAGAACACAACACCCAAAATAAGTTACGAATAAAACATCGGTTACGCTTCCGTTTAAAAAACGATTATTATAAGTTAAACAATTATTAATATATGTCATTAACCATATTGAAAGACGGAGCAAAAGTTGCAGATGGACAGACAATCGATTTCTTAGATTCAGGAACAGCAGTGTTCACAATCACTGATGCTGGAGATAAGATTACTGTTGCACTTGAAACTGGAGGTTCGCAAGCAGAGGGATCATCTATAAATGATTCAAACGGAAACGAGTTAGTAGAATTTGGTGTTACTGCTTCTGCGGTAAACCACATCAAAATAACTAACGCAGCTACAGGTAATGTTCCAGTTATCTCAGTAGAGAGTGAAGCTGATTTGGGACTAGAGTTCCACAATGATCAAGGAGAACAAATCCTTATCTTAACGTCAGCAGCTACATCAGTGAATGAGATAACAATTACTTCAGCAGCTACAGGAGTTGCACCTAGTGTTGCTGCTACTGGAGGAGACACAACTATTGACCTTCAACTTAACGCTAAAGGAGATGCGCGTGTTGTTACTAATGCAGCTCTTCTACAAGAGCATGGTACAACAGCAGCAATTAACTCAACAGCTACAGCCACAGCAGCACAGGTTGGAACAGGTTATATAACTTCAACTTCAGGTGCAGGTACTACCATTACTCTTCCAACAGGAACAGACTTGGGTACAGAGCTTGGAGCAGTTCAAGGTACAATTCACGAATTGTATATCGACAATACAGCAGGTTCTAACACTGTGACAATCGCAGTATCAACTAATGGTATTCTCTCAGATTTAGGAGATACCGCACCAGCAAGTCAGCTAACTGTGGCAAATGGAGTAACAGGTCAAGCAAGGTTCACATTGATGTTCTCAAGTGCAACCGCCTTCACATTTACTAGAACAGCTTAAATTATCAATTAAACATATTCATTTATGACTGTATCCCAACCACAAAAAGGAGCAGAATCAGCAGTTCAGGAGGTTATTGGATCAGTTCCAGTAGCACAGAACAAACTGCGGAAATTTGCCTCAAAGAAACTATCTATTTCTGACCTTATACAACAAGGAAAGAAACCATCGTAGATTATTAATTAACCACATTCATCTATGCCCTTAACATCAAAGAACGCAAGAGGAAGAATAAATAATGTTATAGGAAATGTTCCTGTAGCAAGAAATGAGTTTGTGAATCATGGTGGTGATATTGGCTACATGAAAAACACAGACAGAGATAAACCTGCTGGCCCACTTGTACAGAAACGAGTATTCGGTGCTATTAAATAGATTATTAATTCAAATCAACTCTTTATATGGCACACAAATTAAAGAAAGTTATTAAGAAAATAGGTAGTATCGGCAGTAGAGGACGAAAGAAGATTAGAAGTGCCGTTAGAAAAGTAGGAAAGATAGGAAAGATAGGAAGGATAGGAAGATCACTTGGTCGTAAATAGATTAGAAGATTAAACCACTAACACTATGGCTCAAACAAAAGAAGGACAAAGAGCTGCTATAAGACGAGTAATTGGAAGTATTCCAGTTTCACGTAACACAGTTAGCAGGGCTACAGCAAACAGGTTGTAGCGTATCGGTTAGACTTCCGTATAAAAAGTCATTATTAGACGTAATGGTTGTAGCTAACAACCTAAATAAATAGCTTTAATTATGTCAGAAGAAGATACAGGGACTCTTGATACCGTAGTTCAAGACGATGAAGTTGATAACATCGATAAAGAAGACAACTTAGATGAAGATACTCGTTATAAGAATCAAAAGAAACGTGCTGAAATCGCAGAGACTAATGAGAAGTTAGCTAAGGATGAAACAAAACGATTACAGGACGAGCTTGATGAACTTAAACCATCAGATACAACTATTACTAAAGATACTCCTGCCTCTTCAGCAGAAATGTTGGAACGAATGGACTTAAAGATTGATGGTTACCCAGAAGAAATCTTGGATGACATCATGGAATTAGGTGGCAAGAAGTTCATGAAGAATCCCGTTGGCAAGAAAGTTGTTGACGAGATGGTGGCACAACATGAAGCTGCGAAAGCTGCAAACATTGATGCGTCTACTAAATCAGGTACAGAGACATCTCTTACACTTGATGACCAACGCAAGATGACAGCAGCAGAGCAGGAGAAGTTACTACCCCACGCAGACCAATAATTACATGGTAGTTGTTAGTCCGCAGAGGGCTAAACAAAATGGCTTCAGATAACTTAACAACGGGTTTGACGGATCATATGAGTACCTTTTTCGACACAGTTTTCCTAGAAAGGGCTAAAGCAGTATTAGTATATGCTGTTGGAGCGCAAGTAAAGAGAATTGGTCGAAACCTTGGTAAGACAGTTAAGTGGAACAGAATGACTCCACTAGCACTTATCACTACAGGTATTACTGAAGGTTCAAACCCTAGCTCAGTTGCTATGTCTACAACTGTTGTTTCAGCAATAGCAGTAGAATATGCAACATTCACACAGTCATCTGACCTATATGAACTAACTTCAATCGATGAAGGATTGAAAGAACAAGTTGATATAATGGGACAGAATGCTGGTGAATCTATTGACAACTTAATCAAATTAGAATTAACAGGAGGTGGAACAGCACAGATCGTGAATAGTCTCGATTTGACTGCTGTGACAGCAACAGACATCCTTGATGGTGTAGAACTTCGTGCAGCAGTACGAACTCTAAAACTTGCAAAAGCTATCAAATTTGAAGGGAATATATACTATGCTATTATTCCTGTGACTGTAGCAGTTGACCTACGTGGTGATACAGAATGGCTTGACGCTAATCGTTACACTACATCAGAATTTATTAAGAATGGTGAAATTGGAATGCTTCATGGAATCAAATTCTTTGAAGCTGACAACGAACAACTATCAGCAAACGCAGGTTCAGGTAACGTAGACATCTACAATACTTTTATCTTCGGAAAGCATGCTTATGGTATTCTTGATCTAGCAGGTCAAAACGGCCCACGAGTTATTGTAAAGAACCCAGGTGTAGGAGATACTTCTAACCCACTGGACTTATTTAGTACAGTTGGCTGGAAGGCATTCTTCGTTGCCAAAGTTCTTAACTCAGCTTGGTTAATCGAACTACGAACAGCAGCTAGTCTAGGTGCAAACGTCTAAACTAATCAGTTTGTTTATTGGGGGGTATGTCAGAGTAATCTCCCCAATACTCTGAAAATAAACTATTAACAATTAATATATGTGGCTATTATGAAAATCATTGACTTTGAGAAGAAGATACAGACAGAGATTGATCCTGATCTCAACATTAGAATAAACCCAAATCACAGTGACATCGCAGGTGTCTATTGGAACAACATTTACATATCAGTAGCAGTACCCCCTGAAGAGATAAAGGAAGAGGTATCTAAAGGTTACACAGACATTATGGGAAACCCATACAAGAGCATAGATACAGCTACCATGTTTATTGAAGGTCAATTAAAGAAGTACAAGAAAGCGTTAGCAGAAGACCCTAACTTTTTTGACTAATATGTATAAGTTCTATATAAAACAGGAAATAGTAGAAGAGAAAATGCAGGAGTATTACGGAAAGGATTACAAATTGGTTGTTGAGATGTCATACCAAGCTAAATTCCACAATACTTCTATAGATATTATCTTTACTAAAGATGATAAAGCATTTTGGATAGCTAAATACAAAGGAGAATATTACATGCAGGTATTGGATGATATTAAACTGGACGACAAATATACAGTCATAGACATCTATAAAAACCTTGAAGAAAATGCAAAGGACAGCTTAAAAGGACTAAAAACTAAATAATATGAAGATACTGTTCATTACAACAGACTGGAATACTCCCTACAGACAAACCACAGGTGAGTATGGTGGTATAGGTTATTATAGGTCTCATAAACCTGCTGAGTACCTTAAAGAGCTAGGTTATGAGACTACTGTACTTGGTGCAGACCTTGTAGGATTCATAGACCACAAAGATACCTTCAATTCTTACGTTAAACTCTTCAGGGACTTTGACATGGTAGTTATAAAACAATCTGATTCTAAGAATTCAGGTAAGATTATAGGAGCATGTAAACACCTAGAAATCCCTATAGTCATGGATTTAGACGACAACATAATAAACATCTCTGAAGATAACCCAGCCTACGAGAAAGGTTACAAAGAAGATGGAGTTAAAAGAGCATTTGCTATAGCTTCTATGTCTATGGTTGATGCTCTTTTTGTTTCAACTCAACCTTTAAAGGATTTCTATATTAAATTCCTCAAAGATGTACTAAAGATAGAGATGCCTATATACATACTCCCTAACTGTAACGATTCTAAAGATTGGAAAGGTGAAGCTCTGAGGGAAGATGACGTTATATCTCTTGGATGGCATGGTTCTATCACCCATGACAATGATTTGAAGCTAATACTCCCTGTAATCAGCAAACTGATGGATAAATACGACAATCTGTATCTAGGGATGATAGGTGGAATACGTGATAGCTCATATGAAGACCTATTTAAGGATTTTGATGAAGAAAAGCGTAAAAGGGTAGGTATTATGCCTGGAACACCATCTTGGAAGAGCTTCCCTGAACTAATCATGTCTACTAGATGGGATATTGGACTTGCACCTCTAACTGACAATGAATTTAACGTATCTAAGTCTCACATCAAATGGATGGAATACAGCATGAAGGGTATCCCTACAATAGCTAGTAGGGTATACCCCTACCATGAACCTGTACGTGGCATACAGACGATTATAGACCGCAATACGGGCTTCCTAGTGTCCACTCCTAAAGAATGGGAGGAGACTTTAGAGTTGCTAATAGAAGACAAAACTTTAAGGGATGAGATTGGTCAAAACGCAAAGGAATATGTTGAAAAGAACTGGCAATACAAGGACAACATAAAGTTTTGGGATGAAGCTATCAAAGATGTTGTTAAACATTTTGAAACGGGGGAATGATAATCCTAGGTAAGCCACAACATCGTTCCTCCATTTCAGTGTGTTTATTAGTAGTTAATCATTATTGGTGTTATAATATCTTGGACTATCGTTGTGGCTGGTCTCATTAAGACTATGTCAATGCAGTTCTCAGATACAACGAATCAGAGTGGACTAATCCAGGCATGTGAGACAACTGTCTTCGGAAGTGATTATACTGCCATCTCTAGCAATACTAATCTTCTAGCTACGTTTACCCGTTATTTAAATAACGGACTTAATAGTGCTTCAATAAAGATATTAAATTCGGATACTCGATGGCAATTTGATGACTCTACCTTTTCAGACTATCCAATAGGAACTACTAACCTTGTTGATTCACAACAGGATTATGTTTTTGATAACAGTCATATAAAAATAACTAATGTTTATGTAAAAGATTCCAATGGTAATTTCTATCCTCTTAAACCTATAGATGAATATGACCTAAGTTCAAAAGGAATAGCACCTACAGAATTCCTAGAGACAGATGGCGCACCTGAGTATTACGATAAGAAGTCTAATGCTATTTTCATATACCCACCACCAGCTACAGCACAAGTGACTATTACTGCTGGATTAAAGGTGGTTTTCCAAAGACCTCCCAACTATTACGTTTCATCTGATACTACAAGGAGAACTGGATTACCAGAAATCTTTGATAAGTTGGTTTATCTCTATGCGTGTTTCGATCACTTCACAGATAACACAATGAGAGAGAAAGCATCTGATATTAAAGTTCAGATACAGGAACAGGAAGAGCTAATCCAAGACTTCTTCAATAAGAGAGGTAAGGATGAGAAGCCTAGATTAGTAGCAAGGAAGCATACCTACCGATAATATGGCTGCCGTATGGACTGACAAGTCAAAAGCATCGGCATCTACATATGCACATCAGGAGAAGCCAGATGGACAAGGAGGGCAGTTCTACGATGAAGCTAATATGTTCTACGATGTCTTGGTGGATGTAGATTCAAGTAGTGAAGTCTTCTACGATGGAACAGGAGCAATATCAGCATGGTCGGATAAAAGTAAAGCATCAACATCATTTTCAAATCAATCTAAATCTTAACTAAATCTTAAATTATTATGTCAACAGATTTCCCAGTATCAATTACAGACTACACAAAGGTCACAGGTGGTGTGACAGAAGGTACATCTTCTAAGGTGGGTGTTGATGTTGGTGGACGAACAATGTCTGAGTTTATAAACGACTACCAAGATGACATTGAAGCGTTAATGACCAAAGTAGGTATAGATTCTTCAGCAGTACAGGCATCACATGACTTTAAACTCTCAGGTGTTACAGGAGCAGATAAGGCAGTATCATTAACTGGTACAGAAATATTAACCAACAAAACACTTACAAGTCCTGTAATTACGAATAAGACTTCTACTGGAGCAGATTCAGGAACAGAGACTCTGACTAATAAGACTATTGACCCTTCTGCAAACACTATAGATGGAGATAAGTTAGACATTACTTTTACACCAACCAACTACACACCAGACTCATCACCACCAGAAGCAGATGATGCAGATGATCTTACAGCTCATCTTAAAGGTATTGATACTCAACTAGCAGTTTCAACAATTACGGAAGACCAACTTAAAATATTAACAGTATCACTATCAGCAGCAAACATAATTGCCATGAACGCTACACCTGTTGAAATTCTTGCAGCTCCAGGTGCAGGTAAAATTCTTATAGTAGATCAAGTATTCTTTAGTTTCACATTCAATTCAACACAGTTTACAGGAGGAGGAGATGTTCGTTTCCAATATGATACAACTACAGATAGCATAATGAACTTAACTATTGACTCTGGTCAAATAAAAGCAGCCAACGATCATTTACAACACTTGATACCACTTGCTGTTGGTGCTTTAGAACCATTTACTAATAAAAAGGTAGAAATTACTAATGCAACCGCAGCATTTGCAACAGGAAATAGTACCGCTAAAGTGTTTGTTAGATATAGAATCCTAACCCTATAATATGTCACCTGAAGAAAAACGACAATTTGAAGAACTAAAGAAACAGGTAAAAGAACTATCTGAACCTATTAATGTTGCACGAATCCAAAGAATAATGTTCAGAGATGATAAGAATGTAACTGATTCTCAGGTGAACATAGCTACAGTTATAGGGGATAGTGGTGGAACTGTAAATCACTTAGATTTCCCAGATAGATGGTTGATTATAGAACATAGAAAAAAGTCATTCCTTATACCAGCATATTTCTACACTAGATTAGACGATTAGTATGATTACTTTACCTAACCAACAAACTAGAGTGCTAACCCACATCAATGATGGGGATATTTTAGGTGATTTGAGGACATCATTTAACTTAAACCTAACTGATAACAGGGGTGCTATTAGGTTGAATCGTAGTAAACTCTCTTTCAGTGACGCAGATGATGCTGATATGGGTATTCCAATGGCTATAGCTCAGTTTGATTATGATAATGACCTTTCTAGTGAGTACGTTATAGCTACAGAAACAGGTGGTATCTTCCTAGGAGACGTGAACCCTAGTGATTCATTTACTGAAGACACTAAAACTGGTACACCTTCATTAGCTATTCGTGACAGGATTGATATGGCTGTATTTAACAATAAACTTTACGTTACAGATACAACTAATATCAGTGACTTAGCTAAAGGAGCTTCTAGTTGGTCAAACACAAAAGGAAGTTTAACCACAGGACTACATATTTTACTTCCTTATGCTGATAGGATGTACTACACAGACGTAAATGGAACAGCTATATTCTCTTTTGATACTTCAGAGGTGTTTTCTACAACATCTTTTACCCTAGACTTGTCAGGATTTAAGAACTTAAAGATTATGTGTATGTGTGCAGCAGAAGAAAGCATTTGGGTAGGAACTATAAACAAAGCAGGTGACCAAGCTACTATATTCGAATGGGATGGAGCTACAGAAGACACTCCTAGAGCTAAATACACTATCGACACTTATGGTGTTCTATCTTGTGTGATATGGCGTGGACTACCTTACTTTATGGACGTTGAAGGAAGACTATTAGGGTTCGATGGTAGAGCTTTTGTACCTGTTTCACGATTACCATTAGATGAAGATAAGCCATTTTATGACCTTTCAGGACAATTCTCATCAACATTAACAGATAGAGACGCATATATAAGACATAATGGTATGGCTATTGTCAATGGACGTATAAACATACTAATTAAAGGAAACTATGAGGATAATGGAGCCACTCAAGATGTAAACGTACCATCAGGAATATGGGAGTACGATGAACAGGTAAAAGGCCTATATCATAAGATTTCAGCTTCATTTTCTAGCAATTCTGATACTGGAGTATCAAACCTAACAGATCATGGACAGTTTAAACTATCAAACGTAGGTGCTTTGGTTTATGCCTCTAGCGGTAACAGTGATTCAGATAGAAATGGTACTTACTTATTCGGTGCTAACTACTTTTCAGATGCAACAACAGTAAAGAGTGGACTTTTCATAGACGATTCAATAGATACTACTCAAAAATGGGGTTTCTTCACTACAAACAAGCTCTTCTCAGTAGGAATAGAGGATTCATGGCAGAAAATATACGTTGTGTACAAACTTCTGTTAGATAGTGCAGACAAGATAGTAGTTAAGTACAAAACAACAGAAGACGTAGAATTACAAGCCACTATTACATGGACAGACAGTAATACATTTACAACTACTACTAATGTATCTGCTTACGTTGTAGGAGATGAAGTACAGATAATACAGGGTACAGGTTCAGGTAAATCAGCTCACATCAAAGCTATTTCAGAATCAGGAGGTACATATACAGTAGACCTTGATGAGACATTTACAGGAGCTTCAGGTACAGCTCTAGCATTCTTTGAGAAGTGGAAAAAGGCAGGTAAAGCACTTCAAACAGAAAAGAAACAGTGGAAGTCCATAGCAACAGCACTAAAGAATCAATCTCCATGGATAAGATTTAAAGTAAGTATGCAATTCACGGGAGAAGATGAAATTTACAAACTAAGAATTATTAACAAAACAACAATAAACGAATAATATGGTTATAACAATAGAGAGACAAAAAGTGACACCTCAAACACCAACAAGGATAGTAGATACTCCTAAAGGTAGAGAGACAGTAGTAGTACCTGCTTCTAAACCTTTAGAGGGTGTTTCTATTGATACAGACCAATTAGAAGCTCCTAAAGCTCAGTTTAATTTACCAGAACCAACACCTCAAGTTGAACCATTCTTTTCTCCTGTACCAGATGAAGCACCAGAGGAGAGAGACCCATTAGTATCAGGTGAACGTGTAGAAGAAGCTAGAGCTGAAAAAAGAGGCATAACAGAACGTGTAGCTTCACTTCTAGGACTTGGTACTAGAGAAGGTAGGCAAGCTGAACTACAAACAGGTCAAGAGTTTATAGAAACAGAACAAGAACTCACAGATATTCAGAATGAGATACGTGAAACACAATTAGCTTTCAGACGAGAACGTGAGGACTTACAGACACGTTCAGGACTTACTGCACGACAAAGAAACGCTGCCATTGCAGAAAGAACACGTAAACATAACTCATCTCTAGCAGACCTAGAGGTTATACGTTTATCTAGGGCTAATAAGTTCAATGATGCTAGAGCTGTAATAGATAGAAAGGTTACTGCTGAATTTGCAGACAGGGATGCTCAGATAAAAGGACTTGAATTCATGTTAGAAAACAATGAATTTAATAAACTAGAAGAACGTCAATTCCAAGAGAAGATAGCAGAGAGGAAGAATGAGTTGGATGCAGAACGAGATAAGTTCAAAGCTCTTGAAGAATCTAAGTTAAACATCCTATTCCAAGCTAAACAGAATGGTGCTGGTAACAGTGTTCTCCAAGCAGTACAGGGAGCTACAGATGTTGCTGCTGCCCTAGAAGCAGCAGGTAAGTTCGGTATAGACATGCGTGCTAGACACGAGACTGAATTAGCTAGGTTAAGGATACGAGAATTAAACAGCAAGTTAGCTCCAACTGGAAATTCTGTAAATCCTGAAGCCTTTCCTGTAGGTTCTCCTGAACGTGCTATAGCTTGGATTCAAGGAAGTAAAGGAAATAAAGGTAAACTAACTCAAGGACAACTAGAGAGTTTCGGACAGATTCAGGCAGCACTTGGAGGAACTGAAAGCCTACTAACATTCTTGGGTTCTATTTCAGCAGACGGGGGAGACAAAAAAGGTGCTAAAGATATGAATGCTATCCAAACAGGACGTGCTTCTGGCAGAGCGCAAAACTTCCTATTGAAACTAAAAGGAAACCCAGATGTAGCAGGATTCAATGCAGCCATTCAAGGACTTATTCCTACAGTAGCTAGAGGTATCTTCGGTGAAGTGGGTGTATTGACTGAAGCTGACATTGATAACTATAAACAAACACTGCCAACACTAAAGAACACTCAGGAAGAAAACGCATTTATAGCAACAATCATGCTTGATGTACTTTCACGTAGTATGGAAAATCTTCTAGTGAACAGTGCTAAAAACCAAACAGATGTATCTAACTTTGAAGAAGATTATGTAGGTATTAAATCACGAGTAGATGGACTCAAAGACGAATTAGCTACTAAACCTTCTAGCATCGAAGAGGACACAGAAATTGGTGGAATATTCGATAGTTTTGGATTCACAGAAATCGGTGATGAATCAGATTTTAAATTCAACATTTAATATGGCTACATTACTAACACAAGAACAAATAAGACCAGTAGTGCTGGAAGGTAGAAAACTTGGTAAGACTGACAGTCAAATCATGGCTGAGTTTATTAGACGTGGCTACGAGATAGAAGGTGTAGATACCAAAGCATTCACACGTACTGTTACTCAACCTGTACAAAGAGACAAGACAAGTATCAGAGGTAAACTAAGAGGTAGGAGGGATGATGCTATTCAGGATGTTGCTATAGGTATAGGTAAAGGAGTTCTATCTACAATCAAAGGACTAGGAGAACTAGGAACAAAGATAGGTAAATTTGCATTAGATGATTTGGTTAAAGCTATTTCAGGAGAAGGACTAGATACAGCAGATATATTTACAGAAGGTACTGAAGCTAATAGAAAAGCTGAAGAATTCTTAGAAGCTAAAACACCAGGGGAAAAGGTAGGTAAATTTGCTGAACAAGTAGCTGAATTTGCTGTACCTGCTGGTAAAATAGCTAAAGCAACTAAAGCTCTCAAAGGTGTACAAAAGATAGCACCTAGAGTTATATCATCTGCTGGTGTTGCCACTGCACAGGAAGGAGAAGTAGGATTAGAGACTGCCATAGCTGGTGGTGTTGAAGCTGTAGCACCTGGTGTTGGTAAGGTAATCTCTAAACCTATAGGGTTTATAACCAAAACTATAGGAGATATATCTAAAAGACTTCTAAAGGGACTAGGAGCTAATATAGATGCCATATCAGCTAATCCTAAAGCTATACAGAAGAGTCTAAAAGAACTAGGTAGTGCAGATAAGGCACAACTTACTAACGTATTAGAAAAGAACTCAAAACAGATAGTAGAAGGTATATCAAAGGTTAAGAGAGATGCTAGTAAAGCGTTTGGAGAAGGATTAGAAGAATTAGGAACTATCAATATACCTAAAGGTAACCTAGGAAAGAATGCTTTGAGTGTATTAGATGATTTTGGAGTAAATGTAGATGAAATAGCAAGTGGAAACCTAGACGACATCTTCATAAATGCTGATTTTGGAGGAAATAAACAAGCATCTAAGAAAGCTCTTAATGCTATCAATCTAATAAACAACCAGAAGTCACTTACAGGTAAGGATTTGAGGTTGCTCATGAACAAGTTGGATAACATCAAGTTCAGAAGTACTGGTGCTGATGCTGTGAGACAAGATCTAAATAGCTTTGTAGACAATTTAACCCAGAATGTACGAAAGACTATCTCTAGTGAAACACCTATATTAAAGGAAATAAACACCAAGTTCTCTAAAGACATCCAATTAGCAGAAACTATGGAACAAATCTTTGGTAAACAGCAGTTCAAATCTCAAAAAGACCTACTTAAAGTATCAGAGAAACTAAAGAATGCATTAGACAAATCTGGTCTCGGTGAACGTGACATAGATGACTTCCTGAAGAAGATAGGTATTACTCCATCAGAGTTTAGAGCAGAAGAAGCAGTTAGGACTACATTAACTGAACCATTACGTGCAGAGAAAGCAGGATTTAATATAGGTGAATTTCTTCGTCAAACTACCGCAGGAGCTGTAAACCCAGAACGTGCTACTAAGATAGCATTGGGATTACAGGCAATATCGGGAGCTACTGAAAAGGTTGTTGCGACACTACAAAAAGCGTCACCCGAAGGTCGTGCTGTGATTATTAAAGCTTTGAACGATATATTTGGAGGTTAGTTATTTATCATTTCTAAAATGAAGCTAAAAATATAGATAGATAAAAATATACCTAGAGGAATCCCGATGAAGAGAATAAGTAAGAATTTAATCATATAAACACATAATACAACCATATGGCAAAGAAGGCAACAAAAAAGGAAGAATTGATGAAACTGGCAGACGCAGGTGGTACTGATAGTGATTTAATGTTGTTAGATAAGATCAACGAAGTTGAGGAAAATGTTGAAGAACTAAAGGATGCTGTAGAAGACATGAATCCTGACCTTGAGAGTGTATTAGAAAGATTAAACGTATTAGATGGTGAAGATGGAGATACAGGCCCTGAAGGGCCACAGGGGCTGTCTGGTAGGGCAGGAGAGGATGGTAAAGACGGAAAACAGGGTATAGAGGGTAAAACTGGTATACAAGGCCCTGAAGGTAAATCAGGAAGGGATGGACGAGAAGGAGTAGATGGTAAAGATGCTGATGTTGACCTGAATTCTCTAGCTATAAGTTCTGTGAACCTTATAGAAACCTTTGAAGGAGATGATAGAATAGATGTACTTAGTCTAAAAAATCTAGATGAACTTCCTTTAAGTAAAAGAGCATCTATAGAGTTTAAACGTCAATTCCCTACCTTCCCTAACCCCGAAGCTGGAGGTTCTGGTGCTACATTCTTAGAATCAATGAGGGATATAGACAGAAAATCTATTAAAGGAGCTACTAACGACCAAGTTCTTACATTCAACTCTACTAAAGGTAAATGGGATGCTCAATCTATTGCTGGAGGTGGACATACAATACAAGAAGAAGGCTCTAGTCTTACCCAGAGAAGTAAACTTAACTTTGTAGGTACAGGACTTACCGCTACAGATGGTGGAGCAGGGCCAGACTCTACTATCGTTACTTTAGGAGATGTAGAAACTCTAAGCACATCATTTACACAAGGTTCAGTAGTATTTGCAGGAGGTAGTGGAACTCTTGCACAAGATAACTCTGTATTCTTCTGGGATGCTACTAATAACAGACTTGCTCTTGGACTTAGTTCACCTTTACGTCCACTTCATGTTAATGCTTCTCTAGCAGGTTCAGCACCTATTGTACGCCTACGTAATACAAGTTCCTTTGGACTTTCAGGTATAGAGTTCTTTGATAGTAGTAATGCTGATAAAGGATTTGTAGGATTTGGTAACGCATCAAGTGACTATGCAGGTGATGTGGTTCTTGGTACTAAAAGTACCGATGATGTATCTATTTTCACAAACAATACACTTCGAGCAAGTTTTGGAGGTTCTACAGGTACATTAACTTTAAACACAACAAGCAATACAGGTGTAGCAATGGTTCGTACTTCAGCAGGACAGTGGAACTCATACAATGATGGAACAGATACCTTTGGTTTCTATAACAGAGCAGGAACACCTGAAGGTAACATTGCAGCAAACATAGGTTCTATAGCATCAGATACATCTGGTGGTGATTTGTATGTAAAAACTACAGATACAGCCAATACAGGATGGGCTTCTCTTCTAGCATCAGGTGGTGGTCTAGGTGGAGGTGGTACTGATAAACAAGTAACTTATTGGACATCAGCAACTACTCTATCAAGTGATTCAGGACTCTTGTGGGACTATGACACTCAGATAATGACTGTAGATGATATTGATATAAATTCACCAGCTACAGGTTCTATAGTCATAGGAGATGCTAATGCCAACATTGCAGGTAACAACACAGTATTAGGATTTGGTTCAGGTGGTTCTCTTGCTACTGGAGGTACTGACAATGTGATTCTAGGGCAAGGTAGCGGTACTACTATAAGTACAGCCGATCAGATTGTGATTATAGGTGTTGGGGCTGGTAACGCCATGAGTACATTAGGAGGTCAAGTTTTAATAGGTTTTAGGGCTGGAGCAGACAATACTCAAATTGATGCAGTCTTCATTGGTAAAAATGCTGGTCGAACATCAACTGGGGCTGGTAACATCTATATTGGTGCAGGTACAGCAGAAAGTTCTGTTGGTGGGTCATCCAATACTTACATTGGAGACAATATTGCTCCAAGTAACACTTCTGCATTAAATGTAATGGTGGGTTATCGTGTCATGGGAGCAAGTGCTGGTATAACTACAGACTCAGTGCTTATAGGAGCTAACGCAGCTTCGGTATTGGCAGGAGGAGTACAGAACACATACATAGGTAGTGGTTCTGCTAAAGCAAACGTATCTGGTAGTTCAAACACTTTCTTAGGATATAACACAGGACTTGTTTCTAATGGAACTAATGAAGCTGTACTTATAGGATCACAAGCTGGAGAGTCATTGACAACAGCAGATCGTATGGTATTCATGGGATTCCAAGCTGGAGAAGATGCCACTGCTGCTGATGATTCAGTAGCTATTGGTTACAGAGCTGGACGTGCAGATCAAGGTGGTGCAAATGTTTTTCTAGGTAGTGGAACTGGTATCGCTAACACTACTGGTACTGGTAATAATTACATTGGTAAGGACGCTGGAAATGCAAATGTTACAGGTACTAACTCAATAGTCATTGGTGCTTCATCTGCTCCAAGTATCACTACACTTACAACCTCTATTCTTCTAGGATGTGATTCAGATGGACTTGCAACTACAACTTCAAGTATAGGTATAGGGTACGGAGTACAATTAACAGGAAATAATCAACTGGTATTCGGTAGCGATAATGCTGCTATCACTAACGTGTATATAGGTAAAGGTGTAGTTTCTGCTACCCCTACAGCAGTATCTATTACAAATACCACAGGAGTAGGTACGAACATAGCAGGGGGTAACTTCATACATCAAGCAGGAGCTGGTACTGGTACTGGTACTCCTGGTATTTGGGTTGTTCAAACAGCCCGTGTAACATCATCAGGTACAACACCTCAAACGTATGTAACCGCAATGGGTGTTGATGCAGAACAGAGACTTAATACTTTCTCAGGACGTATTTATGATAGAACTCCAATAGAAGCAACTAATTACTCTATTCTTAAAACAGATCACATCATACCTTACATTTCGATTGATACTGGAGGTTCTGGTAACACCACTACACTTCCATCATTAGCTTCAGCAGATGAAGGACAGATGTACATAATTAAAGATGAATCAGGTACAGCAGGTACTCATAACATTACTATTGCAACAGCAGGATCAGAGACTATTGATGGAAGTTCAACACAAACTATCAGTGCTAACTATGGAGTATTAAGAGTTTACTGGAGTGGTGGTAATTACTTCTCATGGTAAGATAGGTACATGGCTAGATACCTACGAATAATAGAAAAACTACAAGAAGTAAAAAACGAGGGTGTAGAAGAGATTGTTCTATTTCCTAGTGATAACGAGAAATCAAATAACGTAAGACGTATGTTAGGGATTATACGTAAATACCTGGGTGGATTACACACAGTAAAAGTAATAAATGGACGATGGTTTTTACAGAAAGAATACTGGAATATGACTGAGTCTTTGTACTCACGTTTAGTAATGTTTGATGAATTGGATACTATTCGTAGAGGAGTAAAGAGAAATTGGATAACAACATTAATATTAATTGGGTCTATAGTCATTGGAATAGTAATATTCTACTGGATATACGGCCCGTACATTGTTTAATATGGCTATACACGGAAAAAAGAGAATACCAATAAAGCGTATAAGAAATAGGAAAAGGAAACAAATACCTATAAAAAAAAGACGTACCAAAAAGTAACGTTTTCAAAACCTATATATGAAATAATGGAGGTATGTCAGGTGTTAATTTCAACAATACTACAAACCAAGCATTACCTCGCAATGATGATGGAACATACACGATTGATACTCGTGTTATGGAAGCTGAGATAAATGTTGTTGGAGGAATAGCCAAAGGGTTATGTTGTTATGTGACAGGAGAAATAACCGTAGTAAAGGCTGGTGTAAATATAGATATACCCAAGATCAGTATTGCCTCTGTTGACGATCCTACAACTCTTCCTATCTTTGGTGTTGTTTTAAAAGGTGGGGCTAATGGAGAGATAGCTAGTGTAATCAACAATGGTCTTGTTACAGGTATTGATACTTCTAGTTTTGCTTTAGAAGATACTCTTTACTTAGGTTTAAATGGTGTTATTCAAAATACTCCTGAAGTTGGGGTCTATGGAATTATTCAACTTGGTACTGTATCCAAAGTGGATGCTATTGATGGTTCAATTCAAATTGGAATTCAACATTTTTATGCTAGTGCGGAATTAGATGATGTTTTAAGAAAACTTCTAAAAAATACAAGTACTGCTGACGGAGCTGTAGCTACTTTTACTGTTGTAAATGATGCAGGTAAATACACATATTTAGGTATTACAGGTACTGGTAATACTGGTTCTCCTTTTATTGCTGACAGAAGTATTTTATATAATATAGGAACTGGAGGTATACAATTTTATAATGATGGTAACTTTGGTTATTTATGGGGTTCTGATACTGGTGGGGGATTCACTGATAAAATGCAACTGTCTGCTGCGGGATTTCTAAAGATGTTAAATGCAGGTATTAGTATAGATAGATTCTTAGATGAAGATGACTTTGTTTCAAATTCAGATCAAGCACTGGCAACTCAACAAAGTATTAAATCTTTTGTATCCCACGATAGACAAGAAATTACTGTAGAAGGCCCTATAACAACCACAAGTACAACTTTTGTAGATGTTCCAGGAGTAGAGTTGATAACTGCAAATTTAGGACAATCAGGTTCATATCAGGTTTGGTTAAGTATTTCTGTTCAACAGACCAGTAACAATAGCACTATCAACTTTAGACCACTTATAAATGGAGTTCCAGGTAATACGAGAAGTGTAGACTTTGGCCCTGGTGCAGCCAATGATCCACAGCACGCAACTCTCATAGCTCAACGAGACATCATAGAAACAGATAGTCTTGTGAAACTTCAATGGAATGTAAATATAGGAACAGGTCAAATAAATAACTTAGTTATGATGATAGACGGCATTCCTGAATCAAGAGTTGTACCAGTTATTTCTCCTGGAGTTGATAGCTACCTTTTAGAAACAGGAATTGATGCTTTATTAAAAGAAGAAGGAACTTTCTTGCTTGTCGAGTAAGAAAATTATTAATGATTTAAAACAACATGGCAGATCAAAAAATATCACAATTAACAGCAGTAGTTGTACCAACAGGAGCAGACGAGTTTGCGGTTAATCAAGGTGGAGTAAGTAAAAAAGAGACATTAACTCAGATTATAGGTGGAACAATTCAAGGGTCGATTCCTTTTATGGGTTCAGGTGGAACATTAGTACAGGATAGTTCTAATTTCTTCTTTGATAGTGCTGGTTTAGGATTTGGTATAGGAATTAATACTCCTGATGGAACAATGCACGTACATACAGGAAATGCAGGAACAGTAAATGCTGGATCACAACAGGACGATCTGGTAGTAGAGAATAATAGTGATGCAGGAATTACTATTTTATCACCCGATGCAAATGTTACTTCAATAGTGTTTGGTAGTCCTGGAGGTATTGGCGGTGAAGGAGCTAGATTGAGATGGAGTAATACTAATAATTTACTTAGTATAGTAACAACTGAGACTGGTGCTGATATAATTCTCGCTCCTGGTTTTCTAAATGAAGCAATGAGACTTAAATCTAGTGGTGAGGTTGGAATAGGAACATCTACCCCAGATGCTTCATCATTATTGGATGTAGATTCTACTACACAAGGATTGCTACCACCTAGAATGACTACTACACAAAGGGATGCTATATCATCTCCAGCAGCAGGACTTATAATATATAACACAACTACAAATCTATTAAACTTCTTCAACGGATCAGTGTGGGGAGCTGTATAGTAATCAAAAGTCGTAGCATTAGTGTGTGTAGGGGCTTAGTGTGATACAATATTCGCATGTCAAAACTAACATTACAATCAGGTAAGTCATTCACCCATCCTGGGAACTATACCTCTAATTCTGCTATCGGAAAGATACCAGGTTTTACAACGAACATATCAGGTGAAACTGTACGTTTCCCTGTAGACATCTATAAAGATCAGACTGCTTTTGATAATGGAAAGATAGCTGAAACAATACATCTTACTCTTCAAGGTACTGACTTCATTATATTCATCCACGACACCATTTCTAATTTAAATTATACAGACTCAGATAAACTCTCTATTATATTCAGAGACCAACTGTATACTTTTGCAGCACAACATGAAGACTTATCAGATATTTGGGAGTTCGTTTAAACTATGGCAGATAAAGAATATTCAAATGAAACACTAGGAGTAATACTTGAACGTGTTGAAGAAACAGGTAAAAAGACTCTTGCTCAGGCACAAGAAACTAATGGCAGAGTATCTATGCTTGAAGGTTGGAGAAATGCGTTTATAGCTGTTTTTGGATTAATAATACTTCTAATGGGAAGTGTCTATGCTCTTGAGAAAGTTACTATAAAACAAACCATTCAGAATGAAGTACGTGAAGCTGTAGCATCAGCAATGGACGATGTTAATTGGGAAATAGAAATAGAATAATATGCCTAAACTAACTATAAAAATAAAGAAGGGAGCTAAAAGACCAACAAAGGTTAAAATTACTCGTAAAAGAAATAAACGTAAATCAAGAGGTTCAATATTTGCATAAATATGGCATTAAACAAACCCAAATGGATAATCATACATCATACATCAGGGACAGCAACAAATCCTTTAGCTGATACTTCTCATCATACTTTAGAAACACTTAGGCACTGGCACGTTAAAGGTAGAGGTTGGGAGGATGTAGGTTATCACTATGTAATAGAGAAAGATGGCTCAATACGTAAAGGTAGGGAGGAAAACTATCATGGCGCACATACACTAGGTCATAATCGTGATTCTATTGGCGTATGCCTGTCGGGAAACTTCGATGCTACCTTACCTACTAAAGAGCAGGAAAACTCGTTACAGAGCCTCCTAGTGCGTCTCACAGCGAAATACGGCATACCAATAAACAAAGTAGTACCACATAGGAAATTCACAGAGAAGTCATGCTTTGGTAAAAAGTTACCAGATAATTGGGCAAGTAAACTGGTTGTAAATGCAATCGTAGGTCGAGAACCCAAAACATTAAAAGACTATACACTGAGAGAGTTAGTAACTGAACTCATCTCACGATTCTAATATGATATTTCAATCATCAAGTGATCCTAAAAAACTATCAATGACAGTACAAGGTATTCTTATGGCTCTAGTTCCTATCCTTTTAGGAGTATTTCAAATTATGGGAATAGGTGTAACAGAAACAGTAGTTGTAGATATAATCCAGCAAGTAACAGCAGTCATTGCAGGAGTAACTATGCTATACGGTATGTTACGTAAGGCTTATAACTCTCTCAAGTAGTTTATACACACCCCACCTCCTCTAGGGGGTGTTTTGCTGTATAATGTAATTAGTTCTTTTATAGTGATAATATTAAACTCGTATTGATTTGAGTTTAATATAGAGATAGATATTGAATTGTGGTGTGATGAGTAGCTCAGTGACAGAGCAGCTTCACT